CCCCTACTGCGAAGCTCAGCCTTCTCGCTCTCCGTAATCTTTCCCTCGTAAATAACATCGTCCCCAACACCAACAATATTCCTGCGAATGGTGCAATAAAGCTCGCCGACGCGCATATCGGTATTGGTGGCTCCAGTGGACGGATGGGCCGAGGGCATGACGCCGAAAACGTTGATCTGGTAGAAATTACCATCAACAGCAACGACGTGGGCTGAACTAAACAGCGAGACCTTGACGAGCATGTCGAGGTACCAAGCGGACTGGCCCTCAGGGCGATCAACGTCACGGCACCAGCAATCATGTCGACGGAACGCGTCCGAAACCCACAAAGCGCGGGGCACGGACATGTCCCATCCCTTGGCATCGTCGCCACCGAGGACAACAGTCGAGTCGCCGCGCTGCAGCTTCTCGATGGTCCTTCCGAGAAGGTCGATGCCCTCGTCATCGTGGCCAACCCCCACAACGGGGTAGCAGGGACCAGGCAAAGTTCCGCTCTGATACGCTTCAATGTCGATCTTGTTTTGTGTGCGGTGAAAGAGGTTGAACACCGTCTCGTCTATCACGGAGATCGGCCATATGACCCTCCAGGTCCCTTTAGCGACCTTCTCCGGCTTGTGGAACTCGGACTTAAGGAAAGGGTTGCGCGGATCCTGCAGGCCACGAATAATGGTCTCAACAGGAGTCATGAGCGCAATCTCCTCCGCCGTGTAAGCGTGCCACAGCGCGAGGCGCAGAAACACGATCAGGACAGTGTTGACACAATTGTCCTCATTCTGCCATACTTCCTTGGTGCCAGGTGTGACATTCTGGGAGTAACCAGCAGACTTTGTTCCGTTCAAGCCCTTGAGCACATCGGCGATGGTTTTAAGGCCATACTTAGTGGACGAGGTGTTGGAAGGGTACGAAGCAGCAATCACCTCACTGGCGTGCTGCGAGATGGGAGGCTTGACGGCACGAATGCGTTCTCCAAGCTGAATCTTAATAGACTCAATGAGGGCCCTTGAACCCTCCAGACCCTCCGGAGGGAGCGACCAACCCTTGAGATCAACGTCGTATTTGGCGGCAAGGTCAATGACCTTTCGCAAACGCTCTTGTTGAACGAGGGCCTGAGCCTTCTCCTCTTCGGCTTGCTCCTCCGGGGTCCTCCTCTTGTTGGACCTCCTGACCCTCCTGTTGTTGGATCGATAATGACCAACGCGGGAAATGTCGACACGCGGGTCAGCATCATTCTC